ATCAGTAGACACCTACCAGGGTGTTATTGTTTTCTAAGGAGGAAACTATGATTAAATTTATCGAAAGAAACAAAGAGATCATTAGCATACTCAGTACCGTAGCACTTATCAGTGTTTTTTCTAATGCTGCTAACGCTAATACTATTAATAATTTGAGTCCCGAACAGGCTCAGACATCGCAAACTACCTCGAAAGAGGTTTTTTTGGTTTCTAAAGAGAAAATGTTGGAGAGTTTTTCAAATAAGGTTTCTCTAACTGATCTAGAGTTAAAAAGTTTATTATCTTTAGTTGGATTTAAAGGAAAGGACCTTATTGAGGCCTGGGCTGTTGCTAAAAAAGAATCTGGAGGAAGACCTCTAGCATTTAACGGAAATGCAAGCACTGGAGACTCATCTTTTGGACTTTTTCAAATTAACATGCTAGGAATTCTTGGTCCAGATAGAAGAGATAAGTTTGAACTCTCTTCTAATGCTGAATTATTCAATCCAGTTTTAAATGCTCAAATTGCATATCATATGAGTAACGGTGGAAAAGATTGGTCATCTTGGCACGGTATTACGCCAAAAACAAAAAATTTAATGACACAATTCCCATCATAAAAATTATATAAAATTGGGTCAGGTTATATACCTGGCCCTTTTTTATTTGAAAGAACCAGAAGGAAGTCCAGACTTTACTCCCTCATGAAGGGTTGCTGTTGAAAAACTTATACCAGAATACTTCTCATAATCTTCTAGTGATCTTTCTGTAAAAAGACCACTTACTGGGTCTATTTTATTTGTTGTAACTAATTCTCTAAAATAGTTTCTAGATTTTTCATCTTCTGGGAAAAACTTTTCTGGAAAATCTTCCCAAAATAGGCTTCTTCCACCTCTTCCATATCTATGATATACAAAAACCTTACTAGGTGTTACAAGATTAAATCCAGCAGTAAAAAATCTTAAAGCCATTAAGGGTTCCTCTTCTGTAAATGTTATCTCAGACATAAATGGAACCCTTTCAATTACTTGTTTTTCTGTAAAGAAAAAATGTCCAGAAATATATGGAGATAATACATTGTGTCCAGGATTGGTATATTGAGATGTAAACTGTGGAACTAAATTTTTATAAAAATTAGATATGTTTGATTCAGACATAAAAAATGTAGGGTTTGAACTTATATCTGGATTAATATCATCTGTTCCATCTGGCAATAAATCATAAGGTGGGGCATAGGCAGTAAATATTGATACACCATAATGTTCTTTATTAAATTCGTATTCTCTAATTATTTCTACATCCCAGTTTTTTATAGACCTCATGTGTGAATCCATATTTAAATAATATTCTTCATTTCTATAAAATTTATGAGAATTTTTTCTGGCTGGCTGACAGCCTACAATTGATCCAGGTTCAATAGCATCTAGACTAACATTATTATATTCAAATGACTGAATTCTATCTTGATAAATATTATTAGATTGTAATGTAATGCCAAAAAAAACTCTTTCTGGATATTTAGCATTTTTAATAAAGTTTTCTACTGTTAGCCAAATTTCTGGATCTTTATATGAAGGTATATTAATAAATATTCTAGATACTGAGTCTTCTTGTATTAATTCTGGAGTTAATTTTTCTGCAGTACCCCATTTACCTATAGGACATGTTGCAAGTGCTAACTTAGTTTTTAATCTCATGACACAACCACATTTTTTACATTGCGATGTTAGTTTAATTAATTCTGGACAAGATTTACAAATATCAAATCTTGCAGACTGAACTTCTTTTGTTGCATATTCAGTATTTGGATTAAAAAAATCCCATGGTCTAACTTGTCTAAGATCTTCTTCTTTTTTATCAATTTCTGACATCTTAAAAGTATATCATAATGATTAGTCTGGTGCAGTAAATGGTGCAAATCCAAAGACTGAGAATGTTGCGCTAAATGGTGAGAAACCAAATACGCCAAATGCAGCACTAAATGGTGAGAAACCAAAGACTGAGAAGGCTGCGCCAAATGGTGAGAAACCAAAGACTGAGAAGGCTGCGCTAAATGGTGAGAAACCAAATACGCTAAATGGTGAGAAACTAAAGACGCTAAATGGAGATGGATTACATGAACAAATTCCATTACATCCAATTGTTCCAGCACATCCATCAGGACCTAAACAAGAATTACCTTGATTTGGACTACAACTTGGTGTTGGTGTTGGTGTTGCTGGTGGCTGTGTTGGTGTAGGTGTAGGGGTAACTGGTGGTTGTGTAGGTGTAGGTGTTGGTGTTACTGGTGGTTGTGTAGGTGTAGGGGTAGGAGTTACTGGTGGGCAATTCCAAGTATAAACTCCAGTACATGGATTTAAATAAATTGCAACTGGTGTTGAGTTTCCATTGCACTGTCTATTTTCAATACCTTGATAAATTGGTGTACAGTTTTGAGTAGGTGTAGGAGTTGGTGTTGGAGTAGGGCTAGGGCTTGGTGAAGGAGTTGGAGAAGGGGTAGGGCTAGGGCTTGCAGTTGGTGTTGGTGTAGGAGTGAAATTTGGTGTATCATAACAAGTTCCACCTGTGTAAGTGTAACCACATGCCAAACAGTCTGCTTGGTTTAAGAATGAAGCATCAGAACAATTTAAAGGAGTAGGTGTTGGTGTAGGTGTTGGATTAGGTGTTGCACTAGGGTTTGGTGTATCATAACAAGTTCCACCTGTATAGGTATATCCACATGCTAAACAATCTGCTTGATTTAAGAATCCAGCGTCAGAACAATCTAAAGGTGTAGGTGTTGGTGTAGAAGTCGGTGTTGGTGTAGGAGTTATAGAATTACAACTTTGTGGTGTTGAATAAACTCCACCAGATAAAGTATTTCCAGGTTCTTCATTAGCACACCATGTACTTGCTAATCCTGCTGCTATTCCAGCATTTGCTGCAGATACAGATCCACCTGCGCCATTACTACAGCAGAAATACCAAGTTGGAATTGGTGTTGCTGTTGGAGTAGGCGTTGGTGTTACGCTACAAACTGCAGGTGTTGGTGCAGATCCTTGTTGACAAGCAAAACTGGTTGATCCTTCTCCAAGGTTGGCTTCAATTTCTGCACAATTAAGAACGCTTGAATTTCCATTATAAGTCTGACCACCATAGCAATATGTATAATAATATTTATTATCTGGCGTAGGTGTAGGAGTAGGTGTCGGCGTAGGCGTTGGAGTTACTGTTGGAGTAGGCGTTGGGGTTACTGTTGGAGTAGGTGTTGGGGTTACTGGTGGATCTGTAATTGGTGGTGTTGGGGTAGGTGTTGGAGTAATTGGTGGATCTGTAATTGGTGGTGGAGTTGTAGGAGTAGGTGTAGGGGTAGGAGTAGCAGTTGGAGTTGGAGTTGGTGTTGATGGAATAGATCCAACTAAATCTCCAGTAACCAACCAAGAATTAGTATCAATTTTTGTAAGTACAACCATTCCAAATTGTGGAACAATATCTAATGAACTATATTTACTAAAAACTGTTACACCAGAACCTTGAACAATAGAAACTTGTTTTGGAGTATATCTAACAACATTAATTTTATTTCCAATTTCAAATGATTGAGTTGAGTTATTTGGAATAGTTATAGTTATTGTACCGCTTGACGAATCAGATGGTGATCCAACTTTAATTGTTTTATTAACATCATGCTTTTGTATAACATAGTTTGATGACTTATCAACAAATGTTGCATCATGAATTGTTTTCCATTTTGAGCCATCAAAATACTGTAATTGATTAATTGAGTTTAAACTATTATCTGCTCTAACAAAACAAACAACTCCACTACTTGGTGTTAGTCCAAGTGCAGTATCTCTATCTGCTAATGTTGCAAAATTATTAACACCAGCCTTTGCTGTTAATACAGCATCAAATGTGTTGGGCGCTGTCCATGTATATGGATATGCAGTATTTACTATTCCACTAACAAGATACCAAGTATCAGATGCCTCATCATAAATATATGCTGGTTTTGGAGTGCTGCTAAATGTTGTCATTATGCACCAATCTCATCCCATGCAGATGTATCGCTGTTATATACATACATTTTTAATGGACTAGAACCTTTTTCTACCCAGATTATCCCATTTGTTAATCCAGTAGTTGGTGCAATATTTGTATACACAGCAGTTGAATATGTTGCAACACCTGGAACATCTGTATCTGCATCTACCCAAATAAAACCATCTTCAGGAGATACTGGTGCTGAGTTAGATATCTGAGACCCAATTCCTCTTGCAATCTCTGTATTAAGATCTTGTCTTAATGATAATAAATGTCCTGCAACAGATTTTGAATCTACTGCCCCTGTTGTTTGTGGAATCGTTGTTGTTCCATAGTGATATATTTTTAATGCTTCTTGAATATCTGCAGCATCTTCGTACCCTGGTATTTTTGTTGGGTATATCCCAGTGCCAGTTTCAGTATCATCAATGTATTCAGAAGCCATAATATATCACCATTAGGATTATACCACCGTAACAAAAAAATGTACGTTAGACAATGGAGATGATCCAGTGTGCAGCGGAACCCAATTCCCTTCTGAGTATTCAGCAGCATTTATATCTACTGGAAGATATGTATTACCAGTTAAAGAATCTATATAAATATCACCAACTACTGTAGATGCTGCTACTGGGTTATCAGATACAAATGTACACTGAACATTAAAGTTATTTTTTGTAAGACTAGACAAAATGGACATTGGAACAATATTTGCAACATTAAAATCTACTGAATTTTCTGTAACTCCATTTACAAATCTTAACTGACGATTTGAACTAAATTGATCTGTAAGTAGTTTACCAATAGAAATCCAAGATAAAATTCCATCTGAAAGTTGATATTGATACATAACCAAATAATCATCATCTGTTGATTGAACATTTATGTATATGTCTAAAACTTGTAATGAAGATGTGTGTGTAATTGAATTTGGATTTCCATAACCAACAAAAAAAGAACTTCCTCTGTCTCCTTGTGGACCGTAATCTACATTGACATCTACTGACGCTGTTCCGCCAATAACTGTTAATGAATCACTGGATACAAATACATCTGTCACGCCGATGCATCTCCATACCCTTGCGTTACATCATCTGTAACTGAAATAGATCCAGTTATAAAAGTAATTACTTTATTATAAGAACCTGGTGTTGGCAAATATGCCTGTATATCATAAACATATGTTGTGCCAGCATTCATTAAATCACCATTTGCTGGTGTAATAGCACAAGCAATATGTTTTTTATCATCTGATATTTTTGCAGAACCAGTAATTTGTCCTGCTGTTACACCTGCTGAGCCACGAGTTGTAGCAATCTTAAATGTTGCATTTATAAATCCAGTAAGGTCAAAACTGGTTCCGTCTGTTTTTCTTGGGAATACATTAAACTCATAAGTATCACCCTTATAATAATTGATATTTAATTCTCCTGGAAATGCCATGCTTTTATTATACCACGCTGACATATACAGATTTAAGAATTACTGATGCATCATAATCTGTTCTAATTTGAGGAATTGCCCCGTTACCCCAGATTTTTTGGTTTTCTATGAATATTTGCTGAGTAACTGTTATTGGGTATGTATGCTGATATTTCATAGAACCTATAAATTGAGCAACATCTAAGTCACTATTAGGTGAATATGTCCTAATCCATGTTTCAGTATTACTACTATATGTAGTCAACTCAAAACTATATGTAATGAATACTTGTGCACCGATTTCCAAACCTTTAAAGTTAAAAGATCTTGAATTATCATTCCATAAGGATGTGCAGCCTTTAGGTAAAAATTTTTCATTTGATGAATCATCAGAAATAATGAATACTGTTGCCCACCCATCATCTCCTTCTGAAATTCCAAGTTTAAATGCTTTTTGAGACTTATTATGATATGAAGCCCATCCTGCTTGCTGTCCTGAAGATGATAGAGAACTTAGGCCATCTTTTCCTGCTGGACCCTGTAAACCTTTAGGACCCTGTTTTCCTTCTGGACCTTCAGGTCCTTGCTTTCCATCTTTGCCGTCTCTACCTGCAGGCCCCTGTGGTCCTACTGGGCCTGGCACTGGAAGGAATGAAAGAGTGTTTTCTTGATATGTAGATGCTTGGCTTTGCTCTACTTGTGCAGCATAACTAGATTTTTTTGCACCAGGGAAATCCATAGATTTAGAAGTAGCCATAACGACATTATCTCATTGTATTTTAAATTACCAGTTTCCGCCAGACCAGTTAATTCTATCGTTTTCTTCCATTACTAAATGACCAATATCCATCAGTAAATATTGCTGTGCACATTGGGCTTTGTGCATGTCCAGATTCATAATTAAATGGAGACCATACACCATTATTCATTTGTGTTGCTAGTCCATTATTATTGTATTTTAAGTGTGCAACATTAAGATATGAATCTTCAGCACTCCCGCCGTTTCCTTGAACAAAATACATGATCTGTCCTTCTGCACCATCTGGCAGTGTCCATGTTCCGTCACTCATTACCAAAATTTGTTTTGTTAGATCAACAGTCTCAAATGGTGTCTGATTACCATCTTGGTGACTGATGAGAAGAATATCTGAGGAGTGTGTTTGAGTGTGGTTATCGGCAAAAGTTAAGTTTGTAATTTTAACATCAGGCAATTGTGCTTGTGCAATTCCGTCAATAAAGAAAATACCATCATCAATAGTTAACCCTACTTCTGTTCCCAGGGTAGCGTCAGTAATATAAATAGTTCCTTCACCAATAGATATAGACTTCCATCTATTTTCTGAATTACCTAAAACATATTGGTTGTCTTGTGATGGAAGAATATCTCCTTCGTATGATGAAAGGTTTGGCAAATCTCCAATAGTTGCAATCTGATTTGATGAAACATTTGAATCATTTAAAAATTCACCGTTGTTTGCATTTATTGTAATTTTATCTGAAGCAGATACTAATAGCCCCCGTCCTAATCCAGTAACAACACCGTCAATAATTAAGAAACCATCTTCTGCTGGATTTAAAGGTGTGCCAGTTCCATCCCAATAATTAAGTTGGCTTCCATCATACCCCTTTTCTGCAAGAGGTGTCCATGATGCATTTACAGAGCCTACTGTTGGAGGGTATCCAGGATTAAGTGGATTACCAGTTCTTACATATGTTCCGCCATTATAATAAACAGCAATTCCTAAGTTATATGAAACACCATTATCGTATGCACCTACAAGAGTAAAGGGGCTTGCTCCATTTTCACCTGCTGGTCCTTGAGGCAAGACAAAATGTTCGTTATCATCAATTACCCATCCAGTTAAAGAAGCAGGGTTTTCACGAACTACATAAATTTTATTTGGGTTTTCATTATCCTTTACAAAAGCCCACCAATCTCCTACTGCTAATCCTATTGGACCACCTTGATATACTGCAAGAAATTCATCTACACTATTCCATGTACCAAGAAAATATGAAGATGCTCCATTTGCCCCATCTGCACCTTTAGGAATCCATACTTCCCATTGTCCATTAACTTCATAATAAACTGGATCACCAAGTTGTCCACTTGCTTTTGCAAGATATAGTTGTCCATCTGATCCTCTAACTACTGCAATGTTTGGAAGATATCCAGACTCTGAATTGTAATTTCCTAAATAGTAAATACCAAATGGATCTCCAGCAG